CTCAGGATTATCTCAGATGACCTTAACCAGCCTGAACTAGCGGTGACTGGCCGTGATCAGCCGAGATTGGAGACGGTGTGGCCTGATGCGGCTGGGTCGTTTGGGGCTGAGGTGGGGGGCTGGGCTTTACAGCATTTGGGCATTGAGTTGATGCCGTGGCAACAGCGTGTGCTTGACGGTCAGTTGTTGTTTGACGGCGACGGGGATTTTTTGCATCGTATGTCTATGGTTTCTACGGCGCGTCAGAACGGTAAAACGGTTGCGTTGACGGCGCTTGTTGGTTGGTGGCTGACCGAGATGCCTAAGCACCGGGGGCAACCGCAAACCGTGTTAAGTACCGCGCACCGTCTTGACTTGGCAGTCATGTTGTACGACAAACTTGCCGACATTCTTGAGTTGCGGTTTGGTGCAAAACTTATGCGGTCGTATGGCCGTAATCAGGTCACTATGCCCGACGGGTCAAAGTGGTTTATCCGTGCAGCCAACTCGAGCGTCGGTCACGGCATGTCTTGCGACCTGATCGTTGCTGACGAAATTTGGGATATTGGGTCAACGGTTATTGACGGCGGTTTGCTACCAGCGCAACGCGCCCGCCGATCACCATTGTTGAGCGCGTGGTCAACGGCTGGCACAGAGGCAAGTACGGCGATGCAGCGTTGGCGTGAACAGGGGTTGCGATCTATTGACCGTGCCGAGCCGTCATCGCTTTATTTTGCTGAGTGGTCGCCGCCGCCTGACATATCGCCTATGGATAGTCGCGCGTGGGGTTGGGCAAATCCAGCACTCGGCAAAACGCTAACGTTAAAAACGATTGAGGCTGAAAGTGAAAACCCTGATCGTGCGTCGTTTTTGCGCGCGTCATGCAACCTTTGGGTCGCGTCAGATAAATCGTGGATTGCACCGGGTTTGTGGCCTGAACTTGAGTACACCGACCCGATGCCTGACGGCGGCACAATCGCCATAGAAACCAGCCTCACCGACGACCGCTACTTTGCCACTCGAGCCGTTGTGTTAGACGATCGGCGCACCGTCGTCACCGTCGAGTTTGTTTGCGACACGTACGACGAAATGTTGCGACACGTTGAGCGTCTAGCAAAAAACACGGCAATTAAATTTGCTATCAGTCCGTCAATCGATATCCATTGGCCGTTAGCGCTTGAACGGCGCAGGGCAGTTGTCGGCTATGGCGAGATACTTAAATTTACGCCGCGCATAAAGTCAATGATCAACGAGAAACTACTTTGGCACACGGGCGAAAATATGTTGGCCGAACACGTGCAACGAGCCGTCGCGGTCAGGTCACAAAACAGCATTGCGCTATCGAGCCAGCGATCACCCGGCCCGATTGAGTTGGCTCGGTGTTTGGTTTGGTCAGCGGCGCTTGCGTCACGCCCGACCGCAACAGGCAAACCGATGATCGTTGTCGCTGGTGGCTAGTATTTTGCTGGGCGGCCGTTGAGTTCTTACTTTCTCGGTTGACGCTTAGCGGTCGCCTATCAACACCCGTCAAATAAATTGGTGGCATACTTACAGCATGGCGATATTCTCACGGTCAGTAAACAAGGCGGCGATATCGCCTGAGCCAACAAAAGCGGCAGCCGCAGGCGGGTACTACACAAACAGCGTCAACAACGGCGGCGCACAAATGATCGGCCAGTATTACTCGTACATTGAGGGCGATGCGCGCAACCGTGCAATGAGCGTACCAACCGTCAGTCGAGCGCGCGATCTAATGGCATCGGTGCTTGGTTGTATGCAACTAAAAATGTACAACGAAATTTGGAACGGCGACGAAATGGAAAAAGTGCCACTAGCGCCGCGCACTTGGTTACGACGCATAGACCCAACATTGCCAAACAGTTTTATTATGTCGTGGACATTTGACGATCTATTTTTCTTTGGTCGCGCATTTTGGTATATCACGTCACGCACCGCCGACGGATATCCAGCGTCGTTCACTCGATTACCTGCCGCAATGGTACAAACGCTTGATCAGTCAGGCCCAGTTTGGTTTGCACCGTCAAAAGAAATTGTTTTTCAAGGCGGCAGCCTAGACCCAAATGATGTCGTGCAATTTTTGTCACCGATACAAGGCATCGTTTATATGAGCGAAAAAGCGATTGCGACAGCGTTACAACTCGAGGCCGCACGGTTTCGCAATTCATCGTCGGCTATTCCGGCAGGCATTTTACGTCAGACAGGTGGCGAGCCGTTAAGCGCACAAGAGTTAGCCGATCTTGCGGCAGCGTTCAATGCGGCTCGAGCAACAAACCAAACCGCAGCGCTAAACGAATTTGTTACCTACACAGAAACACTAACTAGCCCTGACAAAATGTTGCTGATTGACAGCGCAGAGTTTCAGGCAATGGAAATGGCGCGACTATGCAACATACCGCCATACCTTGCAGGCGTATCGGTTGGCTCGTACTCGTACCAGTCGAGCGCTGAAGCGCGCATGGACTTGTGGACATTTGGTGTACGTGCTTACGCCGATTGCATCGCTGGCACACTCAGCCAAAACAACGTACTTCCTAACGGGACGTTCTGCGAATTTGATGTCGAGGATTACCTAAAGGGCGAATACTCAATGAGTGACTACCGTGAGGACAATTCCGAAACCCCGATACCAAATGGAGTATTATAAAATTTATGATCAGATTAACCCCTTCACAGATCACGGTTGACGCAGCGGCGGCAGAGGGCTTGCCGTCGCGCTCAATCTCAGGCGTAGCAGTCACATACGACGAAACAGCCGTTGTAAACGACGGTACAAAGGTACGGTTTTTGCAAGGGTCGTTGCCAGTCACGGGGCGCGACCCGAAACTTTTTGGACAACATGACAGCAACCAAATTATTGGCAAAGTTGTGGAGCGTCTCGACACGCCGCAAGGCATGATGTTTACTGCCAAGATTAGCCAAACACGGTTGGGCGATGAGTATTTGACGCTGGCAAATGACGGCGTTATTGACGCAGTATCGGTTGGCGTTACCCCAACAAAATTTAGTTACGACGAGGCAGGCGTAATGATCGTCGAGGCCGCCAACTGGTCAGAACTATCGCTAGTTAGCGAAGGCGCGTTTAGTGGCGCAGTCATCACCGAGGTCGCAGCCAGCGCACCCGACGAGACTATCCACGAAACCGAGCCACAAGTAGAGTTACAATCAGAACAAGACACAGAACAGGAAACAATCATGAGCGACAAAATTGAAACACAAGTAGTTGAAGCAGCACAAGCAACAGTTGACAAATTGTGGGCGCAACCAAAACAAGAATTTAAGATGCCAAGCGCAGGCGAATATCTTGCCGCTATGCACATCGGCGGCGACACGTTCGCAAAAGTAAATAACGCGTTCCAATCTGCTAACCGCAAAAACCAAACAGCGTTGCAGGCAGCTGCAGGCGATATTTTGACAACCGATACACCGGGTTTGTTGCCAGTTCCAGTTCTTGGCCCACTATTCCAAGACCTCAACTTTGTGCGACCAGTCGTATCAGCGTTGGGCGCTCGAGCAATGCCGAACACACCAAGCAAAACATTTATTCGCCCAACGATCACAACGCACACTTCGGCAGCAACACAAACCGAAGGTGCGGCAGCATCAGCAACAACAATGGTGATCGCAAGCAACACAGTCACAAAAACAACCGTTGCAGGTCAAGTCACTTTGTCGGTACAAGACATGGACTTCACAGACCCAGCATCAATGAACTTGATCTTGAACGACCTTGCAGGCGAATACCTGATCGCAACTGACAACATTGCAGCCGACAACATGGTTGCAGGCAAAACTGCGTCAGGTTCGACATGGACAGTTACAGCAGGCGACCCAACATCGTTGGTGAACTCGTTGTTTGACGCTGCACGAGAAATTGCAGAGGACAGCAACTACTTCCCAACTCACTTGTTTGTTTCACCTGATGTTTGGGAAAAACTTGGGTCACAGTTGGACAACAGCAAGCGCCCATTATTCCCAGCAGTAAACGGCCAAAACATCGTGCAACAAAACGGTTTGGGTACAGCATCAGGCAACCTGACCTACAACTCAATGAACCCACTCGGTTTGCAACTCGTAGTTGACAACAACTTTGCTGCAAGCACCATGCTCGTTGTTTACGCACCGGGTTTCGAAGTGTACGAACAACAGAAAGGCATCATGTCGGTAGAAGTACCGTCAACATTGTCGCGCACGTTCTCGTACTACGGGTACTTCGCAACCTTCGTTGCCAAGTCGTCGTTTATCCAGTCAATCGCGATCGCCTAATCGCATAGCGGCCTAACCGCTATGGCAACATATCTAACAGCGTCAAAACAGTTACTAAATAACTACGCCTGCATATCTACGCTCGAGCCAACCGACATACAGGTTGGCGACAGCATTACTGTCGGCAGTTTAAGCGCACCGTTTGACGGCACGTTCACGGTACTGAACTGCCCGCAATACAAATACACGGGCATAGACAGCGTTACTGGCGAATGGACATTTGACGAAACACAGCCGATTGCTAATCAACTGCTTTACGCCTGCACAGGCAACGCAGTCGAGTTCGTTGCGATCTACACCGGCACGGTTGCGTTCACGCCGACCTGCTCGTGGATTACGGCAGCAAACCTAGTCACGTATTTGGGTGTCTCGATAACTAACCCGTCAGATGATTACACGTTGATTACGCAGGCTGTGAGCGCTGGCAACCAGTTTTGCAGTCGTCGTCGAGCCGAGGCAGGCTATAACGACAGCCTTAGCACGTCGCCTAGCGGTGATGTCACGCTTGGCACTTTAATGTATGCAGCGGCGTTGTGGCGTTCGCGTGGCTCGCTTGAGAACGTGTTTGCGTCGTTTGACGGCATGGGTACAGCACCCCAGCAATCGTTAACGCCGATCGTTAAACAGTTGTTAGGTATTGACCGACCAGCGGTT